ATGGACCTATAGTATCAGCTAGTGAACCTACTGAAAATTCACAAGCAGATCCATTACAAGATGGCGATATTTGGATTGCAACTGGCGACATTGAAGAGTACGGAACTGTATACAAATATAACGAAGCTTTAAGTTCGTGGGTGTTGTTAGATAAAACAGATCAAACAACTGAAAATGGTATACTATTTGCAGACGCACGTTGGGGCACAGCAGGATCAGAAAGTGATGCAGCAGAAATTACAGATCTACTAGAAAGCAATTATGTAGATCCTGATTGTCCAGATCCAGCACTATATCCAAAAGGTATGCTACTATGGAACACACGTAGAAGCGGATTTAATGTTAAGCGTTTTGAGCGCAACTACATAGATACATCGGGTGATAACGAGCAATATACAGTTGATAGCGGAGATGTGTTTGATGCTAACGGTAATGCACAATCAATGGATACATATTATCCACACCGTTGGGTAACACTAAGTGGTAATAATGCAGACGGTTCGGGTACATTTGGTAGACTTGCACAACGAAAATCAGTTGTACAGTCATTACAAGCAAATGTTAACAGTAATCAAGATATCCGTGACGAAGAAGCAAGAAGATTTAACTTAATGGCATGTCCAGGATATCCGGAACTAATCGGAGAATTGATCACACTTAATTACGACAGACGCTTAACAGGATTTGTTGTAGGTGATTCTCCTGCAAGATTAACACCAGATGCAACATCTTTGAATAACTGGGCAGCAAATGTTCGTTCAGCAGTAGAAGATAATGATAATGGTGCTGTGAGTTTTGATGAATATTTAGGTATGTATTATCCATGGGGATTCTCAAGCGATAATAACGGTAATAACATTGCTGTTCCACCAAGTCATATGGCTCTACGCACAATGATAATAAATGACCAAGTTGCTTATCCATGGTTTGCACCAGCTGGTACAAGACGTGGCGGAGTTACAAACGCAACAAGTTCAGGATATGTAAATTCTGAAGGAGAGTTTGTAAGTATTTCTCTTAATACAGGACAAAGAGATACATTATACGAAAATAATATTAATCCAATTACATTTATTAGTGGAGCAGGATTAGTTGTATTTGGTCAAAAAACTAGAGCAAGAAATGCAAGCGCTCTTGATAGAGTTAATGTAGCAAGGTTGATTGTTTATATGAGAACACAGCTTGAACTATTAGCAAGACCTTACTTGTTTGAACCGAATGACAGAATCACAAGAGATCAAGTCAAATCAGCAGCTGATGCATTCTGTTTAGAATTAGTTAGCTTACGTGCATTGTATGATTTCATTACAGTATGTGATGATTCAAATAACACACCAGCTAGAATTGATCGTAACGAGCTTTGGTTAGATATAGCAATTGAACCAGTAAAAGCAATTGAATTTATTTACATTCCGTTGCGTATTAAAAACACAGGCGAAATTGCTGCATTAGGAGGTTGATAATTAGGCCCTAGGGCCTGATTACTAAAAAGAGCTAAATATATGTATCAAAGAGAGGATAAAATATGCCACTAACATCATTAAGAAATATTTCGGTTCCGATCGACGATGGCCAAAGAAACGGCACATTGTTAATGCCGAAATTGCAATACAGATTTCGAGTTGTATTACAAAATTTTGGTATTGACGGAGGACTACTAACTGAAGTAACAAAACAGGTTGTAGACGTTACTCGTCCAACAGTTAATTTCGAAACAATTACACTAGATGTGTATAACTCAAGATCATACCTTGCAGGTAAACATTCTTGGGATCCGATTACACTTACATTACGTGACGATGTAAATAATAATATAAGTAAAGTAACCGGACAACAGTTACAGAAACAATTTGACTTTTATGAACAAGCAAGTGCAGTTTCTGGAGCAAGTTATAAATTTGAAACAAAAATTCAAATATTAGACGGCGGCAACGGCGGAGACGCAACAGCTCCAACTGTATTAGAACAATGGAATCTAGTAGGTTGCTATTTAGAATCAGCTAATTATAATTCATTAGCATATAGTGCATCGACTGATCCAGTTACTGTTACATTAAGTATAAGATACGACAATGCAGTACAAACAGATGCAGACGGAACTACTAGAAATAATGGCGTAGGCGAACCTGTTAATAGACCAAGTGGTGACACGTCAACAGGACCTGGAGTACTAGTTACAGGTAACCAGTCAGTTCAAGGTTAATTATTATATAGTGGCATAACTATAAAATAGAGAGCTTTTGCTCTCTATTTTTTTATGTGCGTATATAATTGATTATAATAAATACTTTATAAGGAGATTCATTGTGTCGTCAATTCTTTTACGAGATGCTCAGCATGCCCATAATTTATATACACAACAGAGGCTTGATTTTTCTCCGAAGGTTAAGTATCTATATCATTGCTATTTTGACCTAACACCCGAAGCAAGATTTAAGTCTCCTATTTCTTCTTTTAAAAATAATTTAATAAATGTATTAGTTAAAAGTTTAAACTTACCTTCATATACATCACAGATTTCTACTGTGCAACAATATAATAGAAAAAAGAATGTTCAAACACGAATAGACTACGAACCTGTAACTTTTACATTTCACGACGATATGGCAGGACACACAAAAGACTTATTAAAAGAATATTATAATTTTTATTATAGAGACGGTAAGAAAAATTCTGGATTTGATTATGATCCACTAGATAAGTTTGCAAACAGTGTTCCTAGCTACGGGTTAGATAATAACTTTAATACACCCTTTTTTAAAGAAATTAAAATTTTTCAATTAGCAAAACAAGAATGGAATAGTTATACATTAATTAATCCAGTAGTGCAAAACTGGCAACATAGTGATTTGGATTATAGTGACGCCTCAGGTATTACTGAAAATCAATTAACAGTAATGTATGAATCGGTATTATATGATAGCGGATATGTAAATGATTTTGACACGCCAAAAGGATTTACTGCACCAGAAACTGGATACGATAATACACCTAGTCCTGTTAGTGATAAACTAGAACAATTTTATGCTGATCAACCTAGACCTTTTAGGCACACATCAAATAATTTTGGTTATCCTACTAATCCATTATTAGGTAGAAATTCTAGCACAGGTGCTCCTACATTAGGAGCAATAATAGCTGATTCAGTATTAAGTACCGGCGGCATAAATAATCTTAAATTTCCAGGTGCACCAGAAGTTGATCTTGCTATAAGAATTGCAAATACTGTTAGAGATGTAGGTAACGATCCTAGTGTACTTGCTGATAGAATATTAAACAATCCTGCTGCTTTAAATAGTCTAGTTAAAGTTACTTTAGGCACAGGTTCGTTTAGTGATTCGTATAGTAGTAGAAATTTTCAACAGTATGACACATTAGAAAGTGCAACACAGAAAGCAATACAAACCGAAATTATTGGAAAATTAGTAGGCGGCGACAGAAAGATTGTAAATCTAGCAAACGCAGTCGTAAATGCTATAAAATAGGAGAAATTTATTGTCACAGGTACCAAATACTTTAAGCCCAGATAGCGCAACAAAAGTTAAACGATTTTTTGATAAATTTTATCAACCAACAGCAGCATTTAGTGCAGCCGATATTGATTCAGCGATTGGTTATTTTTTAAAAAGAGGCTTTGAAGAAGTCAGTGCAACTTCAACTGCTAATATATTATTAGCACAAGCAAGGATTGATAAAATTCCTGTACAAAAACTATTAGACACTTTAGACGGCGTTAATGATGTACAACTTAATAATGTTGTAGGACAAATACTTAATAACAGCAGAGATAAAACCAGTCAGTTAGGTTTTAAAACTAACATTGAAGGTTTGAGACTCGAGGCTAGAAATATTATTGTCTAATGGGACGTTTTGCTCAAGGTAAGTATAATCTAAAAAACCCACAAAAGTATGTAGGTACAAAAACACCTACGTATCGATCAGGCTGGGAATTTACATTTATGAAAATGTGTGACGATCATCCTGCTATATTACAATGGGCTAGTGAAGCAATACGCATACCTTATAGAAATCCACTTACCGGCAAGCAAACTATATATGTTCCGGATTTTTTTATAGTTTATTCAGACAAAGGCACGAAGCAGCGTGTAGAATTAATTGAAGTTAAACCTGCTAATCAAGCAATGCGAGAAAGACTAGGCAGAAGTAAACATAATCAAGCACATTATGTTGTTAATCAAGCAAAGTGGGAAGCAGCTAGAGCATGGTGTAAACAAAAAGGAATAATATTCCGTATTGTTACTGAAGATGATATTTTCCACAATGGTCGTAAAAGATAAATAATAGTAGCATATAATGGATTGGACCCATGACTAAAAAATTAGAAGACTTGTTAAACTTACCTGATTCAAAAGAAATCATTGAACAAGCAGAAGATCAAGAAGAAGAACAAAAAGCATACGAAATCGAACAAGCAGAAACTTTTAGAGATATAGCCGAGTTTGATAAAATTACTGCGGCACTGCCAAGTGTAAAAGGCCTAGGCGAAGCAGCTGATAAAGAACTTAATGAAGTAGCAGATAAAGCAATGCAAGCATATGAAGATCTAATGGATTTAGGTATGAATGTTGAAAGTCGTTACAGCGGTCGTGTATTTGAAGTTGCAGGCGGGATGCTTAAAACAGGATTAGATGCTAAAGTTGCAAAATTAGACAAAAAATTAAAAATGGTTGAACTACAACTTAAAAAAGAAAAAATGGACAAAGATAGTAATAAAAATGACGACTCTATCATTAACGGCGAAGGTTATGTAGTTACTGATAGAAATAGTCTTTTAGAGCGACTTAAAGGCTTAGATAAAGATAAATAATACATAGACAACAGGATCAATGCGCAATGAGATCATTTACAGAAATACTTACCGAGTCTAAAAAGACTTATGAATTTAAAATAGGAGTTGCTGGAAACTGTCCAGACGACTGTGTAGATAAGTTAGAAACTGCTCTAAAGAAATTTAGTGTAATAAACATGACATCGGGTAAAAAGACGCCGATACAAGAGCGTCCACTAGACTTCCCGCAGTTACAAAATATGGAAGTTACATATTTTGAAGCAGAAGTTGAATACCCAACAACTAGTCAAGTACTACAAGAGTATTTGGGTAAGTGTTGTGGCATTGATCAATCATACATTATTGTACGCAATATGAATGATCCTAGAGAAGAATATCAAAAACTAAAAGACACTGCGCCATACGAATCTATGTTAACCAAAGAAGACATGGGCGGCGAAACTGCACAAGAAGATGTAGCAGGCAATCGTGTGATGAGTTTGTTAAAAGAATTAGAAACTGCTCGCAAAGAAAATGAACACAGTGGTGCAGAAGGCGCACCAGTTGGAGAGTCATCTGACATTGGCGATGTAGAAAATACTAAAGCAGTTGTAGGAGGCTGAAATTATGGATATGAAAAAAATCTTAGAAAATATGGATTCAGCAGCAGCAGGCGATAAGCCGTCAGTAGCAGGATCAAATGTTAACGATATGAAAACTATTTTAGAGTCAATTCAGGCAGTAGATGAATGTGGACCAATGGTTGACGAAGGACCTATGCCTACAATACCTGCACCAGAGATGGACAAAGGTAATCCAGTAACAGTAAGTGTATCAATGAATGCAAGTGGCAAAGAACATGTTGCTGATTTATTAGATATG